CTTCGTGCAATGCCTAACCTTATTGCATATGACATCTGCGGCGTTCAGCCAATGACTGGCCCAACTGGTCTTATTTTCGCGATGCGTTCGCGTTATGCTAACCAGACTGGTACAAACGGTCTTGCTAACGGTCAGAGCCAAGATAACGAAACATTCTATAACGAAGTTAACACTGCCTTCACTGGCGCTGGTGGTCTAACTGGCGTTAACTCAAACAACTTCGGTTTAGGTTTCAAGGGTACTATTCCAGGTGCAACTAATACTTCACCTCTAACAGCTACTAACACCTATAACACTGGTGGTGGTATGACTACTGCTGCTGGCGAAGCACTTGGTGTTGATTCTGGTAACGTATTCCCACAGATGGCCTTCACAATCGAAAAGGTTACTGTTACTGCTAACACTCGTGCTCTAAAAGCAGAATACACTATGGAACTTGCTCAAGATCTTAAGGCAATCCATGGTCTAGACGCTGAAACTGAACTTGCTAACATTCTTTCGGCTGAAATTCTTTCAGAAATCAACCGCGAAATCGTTCGTACTATCAACATCACTGCTGTTGCTGGTGCTCAGGACAATACAACTACTGCTGGTGTATTCGATCTTGATACCGACTCAAACGGTCGTTGGTCAGTAGAAAAGTTCAAGGGTCTTATGTTCCAGCTTGAACGCGAAGCTAACCAGATTGCCAAGCAGACTCGTCGTGGTAAGGGTAACATCGTTATCTGTTCTTCGGACGTTGCTTCCGCACTTCAGATGGCTGGTGTTCTTGACTACGCTCCTGCTCTTAACTCAAACAAGCTTGAAGTTGACGATACTGGCAATACTTTCGCTGGTGTTCTTAACGGTCGTCTTAAAGTTTATATCGACCCATACGCAATCGGTGGTAACTATATCACTGTTGGCTATAAAGGTTCGTCAGCTTTCGACGCTGGTCTATTCTATTGCCCATACGTTCCTCTACAGATGGTTCGTGCGGTTGATCAGTCAACCTTCCAGCCTAAGATTGGTTTCAAGACTCGTTATGGCGTTGTAGCGAATCCATTCGCTCAGGGTCTAACTAAGGGTTCAGGCGCTCTTGCTATTAACACTAACGTATACTATCGTCGCGTTATCGTCAATAATCTTATGTGAGGACTCGTTTTCTCATATCTATACACTAAATAAAGTCAGGGGTTTGAAACCCCTGACTTTTTCTTTTGGAGGTAGCAATGGTCAAATGGTTCTAGAAAAAGAGCAGAGCCAAAAATATCGATGACACGTGAAGAGCAAGATAAACTTTGTTCAGGACAACTTAAAAACAGATGGGCTGATCCAGTATGGGCCACTAATCAAAAAATAAAATTAAAAGAAGCTTGGATTAAAAGAAAAGAAAAACTAAATATCAATGAACTTGCTCAATGAAGGCAAGATATTTTAAGACGGTTTCAAGCCGCAAACTTTAAGAGGAGAGCTTCGGCTCTCATTTTTTCACATATAAATAGTAGGTGATATTGGAGGAATATATGTCAGCTGCAGAAAACACCCCATCAAATAAAAACTTTTTATCTCCACTTAATTTTCAATTTCAAATTAAGAAAACACCGTATACTAACTTCTTTATTCAAAAAGTTAATATACCATCTATGGCTCTGCAAGCATCGGAAACACCTACACCATTCGTAAAAACGCCAGCTCCAGGCGATCATATTAATTTTGGAACTTTAGAAATTACTTTTAAAGTAGATGAAGATTTACAAAATTATCTAGAACTTTTTAATTGGATGACTCATTTAGGATTTGATCAAAATTTTAATCAATATTATGATATTGAAAAACAATCTCCTACTAGCGGTAACGGTATATATTCTGACATTTCAGTTACAGCTTTAACGAGTTCACATCAACCAAATTATGTTATTTCATATATAGATGCATTTCCTGTAAATCTCGGAGCAATTACTTTTAATACAACTGATCCGAATGTTAATTATATCGAATGTAGTGCTACTTTTAAATATACGTATTTTACTGTAGAACAAATAAACAGTATTAATGTTTCTATTGTTGGAAATACTGGTTGACTTTTTCTTTATTATGTAGTATACTATATGATAATTGAAACAGTTTCAAAAGAGTTTTATAATGAAAATCGAAGATATTTTTAATCAATGGAAAGAAGATTCTGAAATTGATAAAACAGAGCTCGGAGATGAAGCTCTTAAAATTCCTAAGTTACATCATAGATATTATCAAATGTTTATTAACGAACGCCTTTTGCTTCGTTCATATGACGCAGAGATGAAGCAACTTAAACTTGATAAGTGGGAATTTTACACTCAAGGTCCAAACGAAGAAACAAAAGAAAAAGGTTGGACTTTACCAGCCAAAGGATTAATCCTTAAAGCTGACATTCCTATGTACATGGAAGCAGATAAAGATATTATTAAACTTTCTCTTAAGATTGGTATTCAACAAGAGAAAATAGAACTATTAGAATCTATAATTAAATCATTGACCAATAGAGGGTATAACATCAAGGTGGCTCTTGATCACCAGAAGTTTACTATGGGAGCATAATGGATACAGTAAGCATTGAGAAGATTAACGAAGTCTATAATAAAATTCATTGCGATCCATCTATCGCATATGAACTCAATGATTATTTCACATTTGATGTTCCAGGCGCTAAGTTTATGCCTGCATATAAAAATAAATTTTGGGATGGCAAGGTTAGATTATTTCAGTTAATGACTGGATACCTTTACGCTGGCCTTAATGGTTATGTTGAAGAATTTTGTAGATCAAGAAATTATGTCGTTGACTATATCAGCGAATTTGCTTCCACTGAATTTTCAGTAACAGAAGCCAACCAATTTATTAGTAAATTAAATCTTCCAGAAAAATATATACCTAGAGATTATCAGCTCGAAGCTTTTGTATATGCAGTTCGTAATCGTAGAGCTGTATTATTATCACCAACTGCTTCTGGTAAATCTTTTATCATTTATCTCCTTATGAGATATTATAGTGTTAAAACACTTATCATTGTACCAACCACTTCTTTGGTTAGTCAACTATATTCTGATTTTGCAGATTATGGATTTCAATCTGACATTTTCTGTCATAGAATTTATTCTGGCCAAGAGAAACATTCTAATCGGCCGATTACTATTTCGACTTGGCAGTCGATATACAAACTTCCTAAAGATTATTTCTCGCAGTTTGATTTAATCATTGGCGACGAAGCTCATTTATTCAAAGCTAAATCTTTAACATCAATAATGTCTAAGATGGAAACGACTCCATATCGTTTTGGTTTCACAGGTACACTTGATGGAGCGCAAACTAATAAACTGGTGTTAGAAGGTTTGTTTGGTCCAGTTCGTAAAGTTATTACGACAGCTGAATTGATCGAACAGAAACATGTTGCTGATTTTAAAATTAAAGCAATCGTTCTTTCTTATCCAGAAGAAATCCGCAAAGCCGTTTCTAAAATGGATTATCAAACTGAAATGGATTATCTTGTTCGTTTAGAACCTAGAAATAGGTTTATTCGTAATCTTGCATTATCCCTTGAAGGTAATACTTTATTATTGTTTCAATATGTAGATAAACATGGTAAAGGATTATATGAAGCTCTAAAAAGAGAAACAGATCGTCCAGTGTATTATGTTTCTGGATCTGTCGATGGTGAAGAAAGAGAAGAGATTCGTAAAATTGTTGAACAACAAAACAATGCAATTATCGTTGCTTCTTATGGAACATTCTCCACTGGTGTAAATATTAAAAATCTCCATAATGTTATTTTTTCTTCTCCTTCGAAATCCAGAATAAGAAATCTTCAGTCGATCGGGCGTGGTTTACGTAGGTCGGAAACAAAGACGGAATCAACTCTATATGATATATCAGATGATATGTCTCATAATAAAAGAAAGAACTTCACTCTGCTCCACTTTATGGAACGTATTAAAATATACAACGAAGAGAAGTTTCCATACAAGATCTATAAGATATCGATAACAATCTAATTCATAATGGCACAATGTGATTATACGGCATTTGCCCAAAAAGTCAAGGGGTAATTTATGGCTAACCGCACTGGACGTGTAAAAAACTATATTAACAATAAAACGCTCTACAATTCAATGATTGAACACAGAGCTAAATTAAAAGAAGCTCTAGATAACGAGAAAGCAAAGCCTCAAGTCAGTAACTATATCGGTCAATCTATTCTTTTGATTTGTAACAATTTAGCTAAGAAACCAAACTTTTCTGGATACACTTATAAACAAGATATGATCAGTGATGGAATCATTGACTGTATCGCCGCCGTGGATAATTTCAATCCAGATAAAACAAACAACCCATTCGCCTATTTTACTCAGATAGCATGGAATGCTTTTATTAGAAGAATCCATAAAGAGAAAAAACAAACATATATCAAACATAAGAATTTCGAAAACAGTTTCCTTATGAATGAGTTATGGTCTGACTCTGAGAATATGCATCTTAAATCAAACGAATATTCATCTGATGTGGTAAGCAGCTATGAAAATAAGTTGACTAAAATCAAAAAAAATAGTAAACTAAGTGGAGTTGAAAAATTCTCTGTACTGGACGAGGAAGTTAAAAATGAAGAACTTGCATCTGATACCAATTAATGTTATTGATATTGTTGAAAAATTAAATGCTCAAGGAATTCGAGAGAGCGAACGAAATAATTATTTGCTTCGTTTAGAAGCAATTCGCGATTACTGCGAAAATGCTATTAATAAAAATAACAAGCCTGTAAAAAATACGCGAGCGTTTAAGTGAAAATTGCTTTAATAACAGACACCCACTGGGGGATTAGAAATGACTCAATCGCATTCCAAGACAACTCCAAACGATTCCTCGATGATATATTCTTTCCTACTTTACTTCGTGATGGGATCGGCAATGTCCTGCATTTGGGGGACTTGGTTGATCGCCGCAAATACGTTAATTTTCTCACTGCAAAAAGACTCAGGGAAGATTTCCTAGAACCATTAAAGCAAAATAATATTCACATGGATATTATTGCAGGCAACCATGATGTGTTTTATAAAAATACAAACAAGGTTAATGCTTTAACGGAATTGGTTACTGGTAATTATAACAACATTAGTGTATATACAGATCCAACTGAAATTTCATATAATGGAACAAAGATGTTGTTGCTGCCATGGATCTGTGATGAAAATAGAGAACAGTCTTTAAAATTTATAAAGGAAACAGATGCGCAAATCGCTATGGGGCATTTGGAGCTTCAAGGTTATGAAATGTTTAAAGGTTCTGTTGTTTCACATGGCGATGATCCTTCTTTATTTAATCGGTTTGATATTGTATGCAGTGGTCATTTTCATCATCGTTCAACTGATGGTCATATATGGTATCTTGGAAGTCATGCGGAGTTTACTTGGTCTGATTGGAATGACCCAAAAGGTTTCCATATCTTCGACACAGAAACTAGAGAATTAAAATTTATTAGAAATCCATATACCATGTTTGAAAAGATTTGGTACAACGATACTGATTCTGATTTTCTAAATGCAGATGTTGATTATAGTAAGTATAAAGGCAAGATAGTAAAGGTTA